TCATGTGATTACAATCGATAAGTCGTCGCGAAGTGTTTTGTCGATCAAACGCAACTACTACGAAGATGATGAGAAGAAGCGTAAGCGTTTGCACTTTGTGCATTACCCTTATCTTCCGGGACTAGGGTTTTATGGAATCGGATTGATTCATTTAATCGGAGGACTGACTAAGTCTGCTACCTCTATTCTCCGTCAGTTAGTTGATGCAGGAACCTTGGCTAACTTGCCTGCTGGATTGAAAGCAAGAGGATTAAGAATCAAGGGAGACGATTCACCGCTGATGCCCGGAGAGTTCCGTGATGTCGATATTCCGGGAGGAGCTATACGGGATAACATCTATCCACTCCCGTACAAAGAACCTTCCAGTGTTCTTTACCAGCTACTTGGCAATATTGTTGAAGAGGGCAGGCGCATTGGTTCGGTGGCCGATTTAGATATTTCATCCGCGAACGCTAACGCCCCAGTCGGAACGACGCTTGCGTTATTAGAGCGCAGTATGAAGGTCATGTCTGGAGTACAAGCCAGATTACACGCGGCTCTTCGTAAAGAACTTCGCATTCTGGCGAAGGTTGTTCATGACTTTATGCCAGAAACTTATGATTACGAGATGGAGGGTAGCCATAATCGGGTCAAGGATTTCGACGGCAGAGTAGATGTTATTCCTGTCTCCGACCCCAATGCATCCACGATGTCACAAAGAGTGATTCAGTATCAGGCCGCACTACAACTAGCACAACAGGCTCCACAGATATATGACTTAGGGCGGTTACATCGTCAGATGTTGGAAGTGTTGGGAATCAAAGAAGCAGACAAGATCGTTAAGCTGGAGGGTGATATCGACCCAACAGATCCTGTGACAGAAAATATGAAGATCCTTCAGCAAGAGGGGGTCAAAGCCTTCGCTTATCAAGATCATGAGGCACACATCGCGGTACATATGGCGATGTTGCAAGATCCAAAAATTAAAGAGCTTGTTGGACAGAGTCCGTTTGCCTCTGTGATACAGAAAGCGATGATCGAACACATCACCGAACACGTTGCCTTTGCGTATCGCAAAGGTATTGAGGTTCAGCTTGGCGCACCACTACCAGATCCAGACAAGCCGTTGCCAGAGGATGTGGAGTTTAATTTATCCAGCACCGTTGCTAAGGCCGCGCAAAAACTGTTGCAACAGGGTCAGGCAGAGATGGCGCAGAAGAAGGCGCAACAAGATGCTAAAGATCCTTTGACCCAGATACAGCAAAGAGAGCTTGCGCTGGAAGAGGCCAAGTTTGCACACAGCAAGGAGATGGATATTGCAAAACTTCAGATGGATACGGCGTCGAAACAGGCTACCGTTGAAACCGAAAGAGGTCGTATTGCTTCGCAAGAACGTCAGGAAGGCGCCAGACTTGGGGTCAAGATTGCGTCTGAAAAAGACAAGCTGGAGCGAAAAGATCAACTTGAGGGCGCCAAACTGGGGATACAGATTGCGGAATCAATTAAAAAAGAAACTGAATAAAAGTTCAACTGAACTTCTGGAGACCTATGGACGAGTTAGACTTGATTAATCAAAAGATAAGAGAACAAATGGATGCTATGGCAGATCATATGGCAACAGGTGGATGTCAAGGGTTTGAGGAATACAAGTATTGCTCTGGAGTGATCGCTGGTTTAGCGGTCGCAGAAAGAGAAATACTAGATATCAAACAGCGGATGTCTGTAGCAGATTAAAAAAACCATGATATAGTATTGGCAAACGCAAAAGCGCAAGGTACTACGAACCTCAATCGTAAGCAGGAATGACAATGCAAGTAAAAAGTTTTGAATTAACAGACGAACTGGGAGATAAGCTCCCTGTCCCATCAGGCTACAAAGTGTTAGTGGCCTGCCCCGAAATAGAAGAAACCACCGCAGGTGGCATTATTATCGCGGAAGAATATCGCGCAAAAGAATCTACAGCGTCAATCTTTGGATATGTGGTTAGCATGGGCAAAGATGCTTATGGTGATACTGACAAATTCTCATCCGGTCCTTACTGCGAAGAAGGCGACTGGGTAATCTTCCGTTCTTATTCAGGCACGAGATTCAAAGTCAATGGACAAGAGTTTCGTTTGATTAATGATGATTCAGTGGAAGCAGTTGTTGAAGATCCCAGAGGTGTTGAAAGAGCATGAACGAAGAACAGGAAATCCAAGTAGAAGACAACATCGAAACAGAAGTTGATGATGTCGAGATCATAGACGACACTCCTGAAGAGGATCGTGGTCGCGCCCGTAGAGCCAGCAATGAAGAGGTGGATATTCCCGATGATGATGAAATTCAAAAATATTCTGGAAGCGTTCAAAGCAGGATTAAGAAACTTCGTTTCGACTATCACGAAGAAAGGAGAGCCAAAGAAGAAGCAGAGCGAGTCCGTGAAGCCGCCATCTCCGACCTCCAAAGACTCCACGAAGAAAACCAAAAGCTCAAGGAAACCCTCAACAAAGGCGAAGGCGCCTTAGTTAATCAAGCTAAACATCGTGTTGAGGCAGAGCTTCAAAAAGCAAAGTCCAGTTACAAACAGGCTTATGAGGCTGGCGATACAGACGCGATGGTTGAAGCAAATGAGCAGATGGCAAAACTTGCCAGCGAAAAAGTCAAATACGATTCATATCAACCAAAGCCAGCTCCACAAAAACAAGAGTTTGACCAGCAGAAGTATGCGACTCCGCAACAGCCTGCAAGGTTGGACGCAAGGACTGAGCAATGGGCTAAAGACAACGAAGACTGGTTCCGAAAAGATAAAGCACTTACAGGCTTTGCATATGGAATTCATGAAGAATTAGTTACTCAGGGGGTTGACCCCACCAGTGAAGAGTATTTTACTACGATTGATGAGAGGATGCGTGAAGCGTTCCCTCACAAATTTGGTCAACAACGTAGACAAGACTCTATCGTGGCTCCAGCCACGCGAACTAATAAAGTCTCTACGCAAGCAAAGCTGACCAAGTCCCAAGCGCATATCGCCCAGCGCCTTGGTTTGACTAACAAGCAATATTGGGCGCAACTACAAAAGGAGCAACGGTCATGACAAGCCGTAAGCCTAGGGAATCCTCTACCCGCGAACAAACAGAGCGCAAGAAGACATGGGCGCCTGCGTCTAGGATACCGACACCGGAAGCCGAAGATGGCTACTCGTATCGTTATATTCGGACATCGATGCTTGGTCAGGCAGATAACACTAATGTTTCTGCTAAGTTTCGCGAAGGCTGGGAACCAGTCAAGCATTCGGACCATCCCGATTTACAGGTCATGTCAGATATAGACTCTCGTTTTGAGGGTAATGTTGAAGTTGGCGGACTTCTGCTTTGCAAAAATAGCAAAGAGAATGTAGAGGCTCGCCAAGAATACTTGCAAGATATTAATGATCGTCAAATGGAATCGGTAGACAATAGTTATCTCAGGGAAAACGACCCAAGGATGCCTCTGCTGAAACCTGAAAGACAGACCAAGGTATCTTTTGGTAGCGGCAACTCTTAGTTTTACTTAAGGGGTGTCGCTAATAAAATATGTAAGGAGATAAAATGTCTTCATCTAGCACCCCTTATGGGCTGGTTCCGGTTCAAAAAATCGGATTCCAAAACTTTACAGGTGCGTTTCGTGAATATCCTGTCAAGGCAAATAACTCTGCCGCCATCTTTAATGGCGACTTGGTTGTTCTGTCTACAGCAGGTTTGCCAAGCGCAGTAGGTACAACACCAACAGCGATTAAGATTCCAGCCACTGCCGCAGATGCGACAGCAGGTATTATGGGAGTCTGCGTTGGGTCTCGATTTATCGACGCCAACAGTTCGCAACTCACTTTCCGCAACTTCTTGCCAGCAGGTCAAATCACTGCTGGTGCATCAGAGGTATTTGTTCGTGTGCATGACGACCCCGATACGATTTTCCGTATCAAAGGTTCAGCCGCACTGGGAACATTTAACAGCGGAACAAACGGATCTGGCTTTGCTGGAGCAGTCGGCATGAATGCCGCTATTGCTTTTGCGGGCGGATCAACCTCTACAGGGCTGTCCGGTGTAAACCTGATTGTTGGTAGTAACGGTGGAAGTTTAGCCGCGACTTCAACTCTCGCACTTCGTATTATTGAAGTGGTCCCCGGAACAGAAAGTGATGCATATCCAGAGTTTTTCGTTAAGTTGAACGTGGGTGTTCATTCATATCAGAACTCACTTGGACTGGCATAAGGAGATAAGAAATGGCGATTTCACGTTCCCAGCTCCTTAAAGAGCTACTTCCGGGTCTCAATGCGCTATTCGGTTTGGAGTATGACAAATACGAAGACGAACACGCAGAGATTTATGAGACTGAAAACTCAGAGCGTTCTTTCGAGGAAGAGGTCAAGCTGTCAGGCTTTGGCGCCGCTCCTGTGAAGAATGAAGGTGCGTCGATCACATTCGATACAGCGCAAGAAGCCTTCACCTCTCGTTACAACCACGAAACTGTGGGGCTTGGTTTCTCCATCACTGAAGAAGCGATGGAAGACAACCTGTATGATTCACTGTCTGCCCGATATACAAAAGCCTTGGCTCGCGCTATGGCGTATACAAAGCAAACAAAGTCAGCCGCCCTGTTGAACAATGGCTTCACCACATTCAATTCTGGTGATGGAGTAACGCTGTTCAGCACATCTCACCCAACAGTGGGTGGTGGTACTAACCGCAACCGCTTGTCAACAGATGCCGATCTCAATGAGACTTCTCTTGAGCAGGCGGTGATTGACATCGCGGCGTTTACGGATGAACGGGGTCTTCTGATCTCTGCTCGTCCTCGTAAACTGATTGTTCCCCCAGCACTGATGTTTGTGGCAACTCGTTTGTTAGAAACAGATCTGCGTGTTGGAACAGCGGATAACGATCTCAATGCGGTCAAAACCAATGGATCGATTCCAGAAGGCTATCGTGTCAATCACTATCTGACTGACACCGACGCTTTCTTCATCGTCACAGATATTCCAAACGGTATGAAGCACTTCGTGCGGACACCGATGCAGACATCTATGGATGGTGATTTCGATACGGGTAATGTACGCTACAAAGCAAGAGAGCGTTATTCGTTCGGGGTTTCAGACCCACTAGGAATCTTCGGTTCACCCGGAGCGTCCTAACAAGGAGGGGGGTTCGCCCCCCTTTTATCCTGACAGAAAGTTCACTTGAACTTTTTGACGCTAGCCAAGACAGGAGAATGACATGGCTAATACAACTTTCAGCGGTCCAGTTCGCTCAAAGGGCGGCTTTACGTCTATCAGCGAGAATGCCTCTACAGGGGCAATCACAACTCTTTCCAGCATCAGTTCCACAGGTGTCGCTTCGTTTGATGCAAATACTTTGACGACTGAAGCAGGCACTGGCATTACAGGCGGAACAGGGACTGTATACAAAAGCTCCGTGCAAAGAGTCGGTGGTGTCATCACCACAACAATATTCATAGACCTGACAGGGTTAAGGTCCACAGCAAGTGGCGATATCATCGGGGTCAATGGAACATCAAATCCATGTCATATTGGACAGATTACTGCCGCGCAAAACGGAACAATTATTGCAGGTAGTATGGAGTGCTTCGAAGCCCCTACTGGCGGCGACCCTGATATTAATGTCCACTCTGCGACTGAAGGTACAGGTGTTGAGGATGGTGCTATTTCTAGCTTGACAGAGACCTTGCTAGTCAATTCAGGTGATGCGACTTTGGGCAGTAAGGTATTTTTTACGGCCTTCCCTGCCGCAGATGAGTTCTTATATCTGACTCTAGGTGCAACTACTGATGCAGATTACACAGCAGGTAAGTTACTGATCACTTTGATCGGCACTGCGTAAGGGGGCCATCATGGCAAATTCTGATGTCAAGGTAAAACTCATCAGCGATGAA